TTATATTTGCGTAATATCTGCGCAAAGCTCATCTAACTTAGATCTGAGGTCAAGTTTCATATTAGCTGTGACATGAGTATATATGTTTAACGTTGTATTTATGTTGGAATGACCTAATCTTTCAGAGATAACCTTAATAGGTACTCCAGATTCAATTAAAAGAGCGACATGAGTATGTCTGAATGTGTGAGTCGATACGTTTATTTTTTTTAAATAGTAACTCAAATTGTTCATATTAGTATTGAATATCGTTTCATTAGCACTCATATAATTCATTAGAATATTCAACGTAAAATTATCGATTTCTATAGTACGAACACTTGATAATGTTTTTGGCGCAGTGACTGTTCCAGAGGTGTGTTTTGTTTTGTTTACTCTCAAGGTTTTATTTTTTATGTCAATATCGTCTGGTGTCAAAGCTAACAATTCCCCTCCACGTAATCCAGTTAATAGTTGAACTGTTACAAAATCTTTAGTGATAGGGTGGGTGATTGATTCTAACACTTCTTGAATTTTATTAGTTTCTATATATTTAATTTTTTCTTTCTCTTTAAATCTGTCTTCTTTAGACATTGTAAATTTTAAAACGACATCAAAAGATGGCACGTGATAATTTTTAATAAATTTAAAAAATACGTTAAATATATTTTTAATCAGAATCACATGGTTTGGAGAGTATTTATCTCTATATTCGATTAATTTTTTCTCATACTTTAATTTAGTGATATCGTGGAGATATAAATCATCCTCTAGTAACTTAAGGCAAATCTCATAAGAAGTTAGAGTGTTTATACTCACAGAATTCTTTTTAATCTCCAAAAATTCCTTTTTATAATATCCGATTGTTTTTAATTCTATTTTATCTTCTAATTTTTCTCTAATTTTTTGTTGTAATTCCTCGTACGCTTCTTTCTCTGAAGCACGTGTTTTATTCGGCTTAATCACAGTAATACGTCGGTATTTTCCTTCTTTATCTTTATATCCTTCTGTGAACTGCCATTTTCCATTTGGTAATTGTCTTTTTTGCATAACAAATACACATCCTTTCTTTTAAAATATTAAGATGTGTGTTATAATTAACTAAATGAGCGAGGTTCGCTCCACATCTTAAGTAGTTTTGAGAATACTATCAATATATGACGATATATTGATACTCAAAATGGACTTATGGTTGACAAAACTCACACTATCTGGTTTGGTCGCTTGTTAGTGTTGAGTTTTTTATTTGTCTAAACTGGTCGAATTTGACTAGTTTAAAAAGAAAAACCGTCAGTAACTAGTTACCAACGGTTGAGAGCATTAAGCTCTAGTTAAGATTTGCGATAGATACATTTAAGTATCTATGTTAGTAACTTAATTATATAATAAAACAAGAAAAAAATCAACTGTTTATTAATCTTTTGTCAAAAATAAATTTTTAATTTCGTTATCTATTAACTCAAGTATATCTTCTGATACAGTAACTCTTGTTAGAGGATCTAAGTCATCTTTTCTTTTGAATATTTTATTTTTGTCTATAGTAGTAATAGCATCTACTTTTATATATGTATCTTTATCTAAATCTTCTGTATATTTTTCAACTCGTTCTAATGCATTTGTACTAGCTTCTTGTAGCATTTCGATTTGCTCATATAATTTAGCCAATTCATCTAATTTTTCATTAATTTCAATTGTTTTTTCAACATCTTGTTTTTCTCTAGCAATTTTTGATTGTTCTCGTAACTCATCTATAGTCTCTTTTGATTTATTGTTTGTAATTTCTATTACTTTATTATGTTCATTAACAAGCATAAGAGTTAATACTGCTAAAGAGGCGGATACACTAGAATTTAATTTTATGTTTCTTTTCCTTTTTTGGGATGTTAATGGAACAACTGTGATAGTATTCTCTTTTTTATTATCATCATTATTAAGTGTTATAGCATAATGATAAGAAGAAAATTCTGATCCATAATTAATACCAAAATCAACGTATACTAAAGTTCCACGAGGATAGACTTGATTTCTTCTCCTTATTCCTAATACATCCCGCTCAAGCTGAGTTGTATAATTTTTCATACTTTTACCAAGACGACTGGTTTTAAAATGGTCAGGATTGTCGACTGTAATTTCTTTCATTTTATCTGTTGATTCTGCTAATAATTCTTCATTTTTTTGTTTTTTATTTTTCATGGTCTCTCCTTTTAAATTCTTATTTGTGCTCCATTTCTAAAAGTTGTTACGAAATTAGTAGCTTGGTATGGTGCTATATTGTTGTAAATAAGGAAATTTCGCAGTCTATTAAATAAAGCTGTATTGCTTATTTTTACCTGTTTTTGTATCTCGTCATAGCTATATCCTTTTGTTATTAGGTCTACTATAGTTTCATCAGGTAAATATAGAATCGAGGCTACTATATTTGCTTCATCTTCGAAGGGTTGCAATTCTTTTGGATATTCTCCTACTATCATATCGTTATTAAGTGACATGAATGTTCTGTTCATATTCCCTTGTAAATGACAATGAACGTGACTTAATTCATGCAATATAGTGAATATGATTCTTTCTAAATAACCTGAAGACTGATTTATCATTATTACGTACTTGTCTTTTTTTGGTATGATCATACCAGAACACTTGTTAATAAATTCCATATCGACTCCTTGGACTATGTTTGTATTAAGCAGTTTTCCAAAGTAGTCGTTTATTTTTGGTTGTATTCCAAATTCTGGATATTCTACGTCAAATAGAACAAATTTTATATTGTACTTCTTTCTAAAGTGATTTATTATGTGTTTGTATGTGATTAGTTTTGGATCAAGTCCTATTTCACCCAGTATTTCGTATGCTTTTTGTCGATATTGTAAATATCTGTCTTTGCTTACGATGTTGTATTCATGTTTTTTCATTAATCTCCTTTCCAACTATCTTCGTCACTTAGTAAAGCTTCTGCGACTGAAAATAATTTGTCTAGTGATTTGTTGAACTTTTCTTTTTGTGAATCGTTCATTCCGTCAGTTTGTTTCCTAAACATAGCGACTAATTGTTGTTCGTATTGGTCTTCTTCTGGTTTTTCCCTGCCTAACAGGTAATCGACTGATACGTTGAAGTAGTCGGCGACAGCTTCCAATCCTTTAGAGTTAGGCGAAGCTTTCCCCCATCGTGCGATAGTTCCGTTAGATAGACCTATTTCTCTTTCTAATTCAGCGAAACTCATATTTTTACTAGTTGCTAATTGTTTGATTATATGAACTGTACTCAAGGTTTTCACATCCTTTTTTAGCTTTAAAATTAAAATAATTAATTTTAAACTTAAAAAAAAGTTGACAAATAAGTTTAAATCTATTATAATAAAATTAAGCTAGTTATTTAGCTAATAAACAACTTAAATAAAATAACGTCGGGAAACGTTTGTAACACTAATAATATAGTTTTATTTATTGGTTTATTTAACTATGCTTAAATTTTAGCATAAAACTTAATAGTTTGTCAATAGTTTCAGTTAAAACTTTAACTAAAAACTTAAGGAGGTGAAATCATGTCAGAGGAATTTTATAGAGAGGTAAAGTATAAACTAGAACTTAAAAAGAAAACAATAACTTGGCTTTCTAATATGGTTGGTATTTCTGTCCCTTACACGATTGATATTTTAAAAGGAAAAAGATCACCAAAAGAAAGAATTGAAAAAATTGAATACATTTTAAGAGCCGAGGGAATAATTTAGAAAGGAGGAGTGGACATGGAAACAAACTACGAAAAAAATATAGTAAATACGATAGATTCTTTAGTAAAAGAAGCAATACTTAATAGCAGAACTTATGGTGAAGCTAAATTATATATTAGTAAGCGTGTTTCACACAATGAATTAGGTTCAACGATTAAAAAAATAGCTCATGACAAAATAGAATATCTTGCCATGAAGCGCGAATTTAATGGTTAGACCTCAAAACGTATTACTGAATTAGAAGAATATACTATGTTTGGATTTTCAATGTCAAAGAAGAAATCGCATTTTGTTAGTAATTCAGTAAAACTAGGTATTAAACCATCCGTTGCATGATACCATAACGAAAATGTTTCACCTAAAGAAGTAGCGTTATCAGTCTTAATAATAGTTCTGAAAGCTTGCTCTTCATGGAATATTTTCACTGTACCATCAGCAAAAGTAACTTTAATATTCGGCATATAATTCACCTCCTTTGAGGTAATTATATCATAAATTAAATAACGAGTGAAAGGAGTGATTAAAATGATATTCAACACATCTGATCAAGATGAAGCTTATGAGAAACTTTTAGCCGAACGTAAATTTTGGGTTTATAAAAAAGATTTATTTAGCAAGACTGAGATTACTGAATATATGCTTAATAAAATTGAACCTGAGATTATGAAATTGGATAATTCATATGATTTAATTCGCAGAGTTAATCAACGTTTAAAAAAATATCATTATGCAAGAATAGAAATGTTTTTACATATTTATAATGATTCACAAGCGAAAGGAGCATAAAATGAATAACTTAAGAAAAAGAAAATTCAACACATTATATCTTACATTAACAACTATTGCTATTTGCACATTCTTAATGACTGATATTGATTACACAAGAATTCTAGGAGTGTTGACAGGTGTTACAACGTTAATTTTTTACAATTTCGATGAACGTGGTAAGGAGATATTTGAAGACTATGAAGAAGAACAATAATAAAATTAGTGATTATTTCAGAAAAAAACTGGATGATAGAATTGAAGAATTAAAAATAAAGCCAGCCGAACTAAGTTTGATAAGCGGTGTTCCAGCTCCGCTAATTTATAGTTTTAGATTTGAAATTAATTTATCACTAAAATTTGATTATGTGGTAATGTTGGCAAATGCATTAAATATAGATTTAAATGAAATGAAAGGGGCTTGTTAGATGAAAAAAAGACATTTTAATTATGTAATACCAATTATTCATTTGGCAAAAGAAAAGGGTATTTTAGAAAAAGGTGATTTAGCTATGCAGCTTGAAAAATCAAGAGAAGAAAATGCTGAGTTAACAAAGGCTATCACTAAATATGAAAACGGAAATAAGGATGCTTTAATTGAAATTAAGGATGCTATAGGTGATGTGTATGTCACATTGGTAATTGCTACTAAATTAAAAGAAATGAGACCATATTTTACTTTTAATTCAATTCCATTGTGGACTGACGATTTTTGGGATGATAAGGATAGAGCCGATATATCTTGGAGTTGTTACACTGAAGGATTAAGAGATATGGACACATTAACTTATGTTGCATTTACTAAACAAGAAAGTGATTTTAATCAAATACTTGATAGATTGTACCTGTATGTGAATTACCTAAATGATATAGCTATCAATTATAATTTAAGTTTTGTTGAATGTATCGATTATGCTTACAACACTATTTCAAAACGAAAAGGAAAAATGATAGATGGTAGTTTTGTTAAGGATGAGTAAGGGGGTGATTAGATGTGAAACAATACAGAATCAGATTATGGGAATTAATGGCGGAGAGAAGCTTAAAAATAACTCAAGTATCTAAAGATACTGGATTGAGTAGACCGACATTAAATAACATAAAATTCAATAGAAACAAAGCTATTCAAATGGAGACTATAGACATATTGTGTAATTATTTCAGAATTACCCCAGGTGAATTGTTTGAAGAGGTCAAACCTGTTAAGGAAGTTTATCCCATAAAAAAATAGCCGTTTAAAAAACGACTATTTACACAAATTTACAATTTAAAAATAACATATTTAGGAGGAAAAATCAAGTGACATTAGAAAATATTAACAAACCTAATCCAAAACATTACAAGTTTGAACTTAGAAACGTTCCTGTGATTATTGATGGAAAAGAAATGATAGTAGATAGTTTACAACTTGAAACAAGATATATACTAAAAGATATATTGAATGATGCTAATTTAACTCATGATCAAGCTTTTTGGTACGGGAATATCGGAAAACGGTATTTTAGATTATGTAAAAAACACGACGATCCAACAACTGATATTAAGAAAATAATTCAAGAATCAACATTCTTGCTTAGCTCTATTTTAGGCAAGGAATATAAGGCAAAATTACTTGATGAAAAAGGTAATGACTTATTAAACGAAAAAGAAGAAGAGATAGCTGTATTTGATAAGTTAAATTCTCTATTAACTCCCCAAGAGAAAGAGTTTTTAAAAAATAGAAATATAAGTTGTGTGATGATAGATGGAGGAGAGATATTCATGTCTGTTATATCTGATTTTATCAATAAATTAGGAGATGAAGAAAATGGTGAAAATTAATAAATTAGAAATAGAAAATGTTAAAAGAGTTAAAGCTGTGCAGATAGAGCCTACAGCTAATGGATTAACTGTTGTTGGCGGAAGAAACGGCCAAGGGAAAACAAGTGTTCTGGACTCAATAGCGTGGGCGTTAGGTGGTAATGCTTATAAACCATCTAATCCATTAAGAGAAGGTAGCGTTGTGCCACCAATTATAAAAATTCAACTGGATAACGGGCTTATTGTCGAACGTAAGGGTGAAGATGGAAAGTTAAAAATAACAGATCCTAGTGGTAAAAAAGCAGGTCAAAACTTATTAAATAGTTTTGTTGAACAGTTCGCTATTAATTTGCCAAAATTTATGGAGATGAACTCAAAAGAGAAAACTAAAGCGTTGCTAAACACAGTTGACGGCTTAGGTGAAAAACTATTCCAGATTGAACAAGAAGAATTAGAAATTTACAACAAACGTCGCACTGTCGGACAGATTAGAGACCAAAAGAAACATTTTGCTGAAGAACAACCATTCTTTAAAGAAGTTGGAAATGAATTAGTAAGTGCTTCTGAGTTGATTAAAGAACAACAAGAAATACTTGCTAAAAATGGAGAAAATCAACGTAAGCGTGATAATTTGGATAATTTACAAGCTAGAAAAGTATTTGCTGAAAACAAAAAAGCGGAACTTGAAGCACAGTTAAAAGAATTAAGTTTAAATTTAGAACAATTAAATTCTGACATTGAAATAGCGAATAGAGATGTTGTTGATCTAATTGATGAAAGTACTGAAGAATTAGAGAGAAGTATTGAGAATATTGAAGAAATCAACAGAAAAGTACGAGCTAACCAAGATAGAGAACGTGCTGAAATGGACGCTGAAGAATACAAAAATCAATATGAAGATTTAACAAATTCAATCGATGAATTGAGAAAACAAAAATTAGAATTGTTAAACGGTGCTAATTTACCGTTAGAAGAGTTAAGCGTCGATAATGGTGTAATTACATATAAGGGGCAACCTTGGGATAATATGAGTGGCTCTGAACAGCTTATAGTAGCAACTGCTATTGTTAGAAAGATTAATCCACAATGTGAATTTGTGCTAGTAGATAAATTAGAGCAGATGGATCTTGAAACTTTAGTTGATTTTGGTAATTGGTTGAAAGATAACCATTTACAAGCGATAGCTACAAGAGTTTCTACTGGTGAAGAATGTCAAATTATTATTGAAGATGGATATGTTAAAAACAAAAAAACAGAAACACCGTCTTGGGCAAATAATGTAGGAGGTAGTTTTTAATGAAAATCACAAAAGGTAAACGAGCAAGAGCTCAAAAAGTGGTAATTTATGGTACTGAAGGTATAGGGAAAAGTTCACTAGCTTCTCAATTTCCAGAACCTTTATTCATAGATACCGAAGGTTCAACGGATAATATGGACGTTGCAAGACTAGATAAACCCACAAGTTGGATAATGTTGAATAATCAAATTGCATTTATTAAGGCAAATCCAACAGTGTGTAAAACGTTAGTTATTGATACTATTGACTGGGCGGAATCTCTGTGCGTTGATAATTTGTGTGCAATGCATGGTAAGAAAGGTATTGAAGATTTCGGATATGGAAATGGATATGTCTATGCTAAAGAAGAAATGGGACGTTTCTTAAATAAGTTACAAGACTTAATTGAAATTGGAATAAATGTTGTGTTAACTGCTCACGCTCAAATTCGTAAGTTTGAACTCCCAGATGAAATGGGGTCGTACGATAAATACGAGTTAAAACTTGGTAAGAAAACGAGTTCACAAACAGCACCATTAGTGAAAGAATGGGCGGACTTATTACTATTTTGTAATTACAAAACGTACTTAATTTCACAAGAGAAATCGACGAAGAAGAAAGCACAAGGAAATCAACGTGTGATGTATACTGAACACAACCCAGCATGGGACGCTAAGAACAGACATGGATTACCTAGCGAACTTCCATTAGATTATAATTCTATTGCCCATATTTTTAAAACAGAGGAAAAAGAAGAGGCTAAAAAGACTGTTCAAACTGAATTTAAAGATGAGAAAAAAGAACAATTACAATTTGAACAACCTAAGTATAACGGTGATTTAGAAGCACCGAAGATTGAGAAAACACAAGAAGAAAAAATAATGGATAATTTCGGAGATATTGTTAAAGAGGTTGAGAATACACCTGTTGAAAATTTAGTAGATCCATTTATTGAAAAACCTGATTATATCCCTCAACCATTATGGGATTTAATGCAGCAGGATAATATCACTGAAGAAGATATTCAACTAGTGACAGAAAGTAAGGGTTATTTCCCAAAAGGTACACCGATGAGTGTGTACAATGAACAAGGTTATCTTACTGGATATATCATTCCTAAATGGGAAGGGTTAAAACAGTTATTAAAACAAATAAAACAATAATATAAATTTAAGGAGATTTTAAAATGAATACAAATTACAATAACAATTTTGATAGAGAATTAGACTGGGATTCGGAGATAGTAGCAGATAGTGAGTTTACCTTATTACCACCAGGCTTATATAGTTTTACTGTTGCAGGATATGAGAGAGCACAACATACACCAACTAATCCTAATGGGAAGTTACCTAGTTGTAACAAAGCTATTGTTAGTATAAAAATAGTAGCTAATGAAGGAGAGACTACTTTAAAACACAACTTATTCTTACATACTTCTGTAGAGGGATTACTTTCGGCTTTCTTTGGAGCTATTGGACTTAAACAAAAAGGTGAACCATTAAAAATGCCTTGGAATCAAATTACAGGAGCTACTGGAGTTTGTAAGGTGGGAATTAGAGAACACAACGGCAACCAGTACAATGAAGTTAAAAGTATGATTTATAAAGAAGATGTAGACATCACTAAAGTTTTAAATGTTTCAAATCCATTTACAAATGAAGCTAGTCAACCTACATTTAACGCTAACAACCAACCATGGAATAATGGACAAGGTGGCTTCTAAAGATGCAGCTTAGACCTTATCAAGAAGAGGCAAGGTTGAAGGTGCAAGAACAGTGGGACGGGGGCGTTAATAAAACGCTCCTAGTACTTCCTACTGGTTGTGGTAAGACTATTGTTTTTTCAAAAATTATAGAAGATAGAGTTAAATTAGGTGAACGAGTATTAATTCTAGCACACAGAAGCGAACTTCTAGAGCAAGCTAGCGATAAGTTAAAGAAAAGTACAGGATTAAACACAGCACTTGAAAAGGCTGATAGCAGTTCGTTAGGTAGTTGGTTCAGAGTCACTGTAGGAAGTGTTCAAACTTTACAACGTGAAAAAAGACTTAAGCAATTTAGCAATGATTATTTTGATACTATTGTTATTGATGAAGCGCATCATTGTATTTCTAATGGATATCAGAATGTACTTAATCATTTTGATAAAGCAAAAGTATTAGGAGTGACTGCCACTCCAGATAGAGGAGATATGAAAGACTTAGGGACTTATTTTGAAAGCCTAGCTTACGAATATAAAATAGTCGATGCTATTAAAGAGGGTTACTTAAGTAAAATTCAAAGTTTAACAATTCCATTAAATTTAGATTTAAGTGGAGTTGCTACTCAAAATGGAGATTTTAAAGCTAGTGATGTTAGCAGTGCATTAGATCCTTATCTGGAACAAATAGCTGATGAAATGATTAAACATTGTAAGGATAGAAAAACGGTTGTATTTCTACCGTTAGTAGCGACTAGTCAAAAGTTTAGAGATATTTTAAACTCAAAAGGTTTTAGAGCTGCTGAAGTCAACGGAGAAAGTAAAGATAGAGCACAAATATTAGAAGATTTTGATAAAGATAAATACAACGTACTTTGTAATTCTATGTTACTTACAGAAGGTTGGGATTGTCCGAGTGTAGATTGTGTTATCGTCTTGAGACCAACTAAAGTGAGGGCTTTATATTCACAAATGGTTGGACGTGGCACAAGGTTACATCCAGGAAAAGAAAATTTATTACTTTTAGATTTTTTATGGCACGTTGAAAAACATGAATTGTGTCGTCCTGCTCATTTAATTGCTCAAAGTGAAGAAGTAGCTAAAAAAATGACTGAACTGAGTGAAAAAGAAGTAGGTTTCGCTGTTGATTTAGAAGAAGTAGAAGTCAAAGCGACTGATGAAGTAATTCAAGATAGAGAAGCTAGTTTAGCTAAACAACTTGCCGAACAAAGACGTAAAAAAGGTAAATTAGTAGATCCATTACAATTTGAAATGAGTATTGCTGCGGAAGATTTAGCGAATTATGTTCCTAGTTTCTTAAGTGAACAAGCGCCACCTTCGAAGAAGCAAATTGAAATATTAGAAAAAATGGGAATATATGCTAGTGAAATTGAATCATCTGGTAAAGCTAGTTTGTTGATTGAGAGAATTAATAAGCGAAGAGATGCAGGCTTAGCAACGCCAAAACAGATTAGATTACTAGAGAATCGTGGATTTAGAAAAGTTGGTTCATGGAAGTTTGAAGAAGCAAATAATATGATTACAAGAATTGCAGCAAATGGATGGAGATTGCCGAAAGGTATTGTAGCTAAAGAGTATATACCAGGACAATAAATAATTAAGAGGTGAAAATAATGGAAGAAAGAAAAATACGTAAGGGAGAGAAAATCTATTTGGTTTGTGATGATAATCCAAATATTTTTCCTAATAATCAATTAGGGGTTTTTAAAACAGAAAAAGACGCACTCAATTTTGTAGGAGAGTACGTCATTTATAAAAAGATTCGTTCATATACACAATATATCAAAATAAAAGAATTGTCAATAGGTAAACCAGAATATTTTAGAGAATTAGGAGTGGAAGAGTTAGAAAATGGAAAATAAGAACAATTTATTAGAATTATTAGAGTATATCAACCCTGCTACTCTTGATTATCAAGAATGGGTCAATGTTGGTATGGCTTTAAAACATGAAGGACACACCGTCCAAGATTGGGACTTATGGTCGCAAAATGATGTGAGATATAAAGAAGGTGAATGCCTTAGAAAATGGAGTACGTTTAATGGTGCTGGTAAGCCTGTCACAGGTGGCACTATATTTCAAATGGCTGTTGATAGAGGGTATACGCCATTATATATCAACTCTGAAAATTCGTATGCATTAGATTGGAATGATGAAATAAAATCAGATGGTGATTATAAATTTATTGACAAAAGCTGGATAGAAGGTAAAGAAATAAAAGAACCTAGTAATTGGAAACCTGTTAAGGAGTTAATAACATATATAGAAACTCTATTCGAAAGTACGGAAAATGTAGGGTTTGTTACCGAAACTTATCCGTTAGAAGATGGAGAGGGTAAAGTCTTACATAAGCCAAAAAAAGGTGTCTATGATCGCACAGCAGGACATTTAATCGAAAAGTTAAATAAGTATAAAGATGATATTGGCTTTGTTATTGGTGATTATAATAAAGAAGCTGGAGCATGGATAAGATTTAACCCGTTAGATGGTAAGGGGGTTAAAAATGATAATGTAACAGAATATAGATATGCACTTGTAGAGAGCGATAAAACTAGTATTTCTCAACAGAATGCTATTATTCGTGAGTTAGAATTGCCAGTTGCTTGCTTAGTGCATAGTGGTGGTAAGTCAGTTCATGCTATCGTTAAAATCGAAGCTAAAGATTATCAAGAGTACCAAAAGCGTGTTGATTATTTATATAAAGTTTGTGCTAAAAATGGCTTAGCAGTTGATACTCAAAATAAGAACCCATCAAGGTTAAGTAGAATGCCTGGGATTATGAGAAACGGTAAAAAACAATTTTTAATTGATACTAACATTGGTAAAGCTAGTTGGGATGAATGGTTTGAATTTATAGAAGATTTAAACGACGATTTACCAGATCCAGAGTCTTTAGAAGATTTTTGGGATAATATGCCAGAATTAGCACCTGAACTTATAAAAGGAGTTCTTAGACAGGGTCACAAAATGCTTATTGCTGGACCTTCTAAAGCTGGTAAGAGTTTTGCACTAATAGAAATGGCAATAGCAATTGCTGAAGGTCAACAGTGGTTAAAATGGGAATGTTCACAAGGTAGAGTGTTATATGTAAATTTAGAGCTAGATAGGGCAAGCTGCTTACATAGATTTAAAGATGTTTATACTAAATTAGGAATACCTGTTAATAACTTAAATAATGTTGATATATGGAATTTAAGAGGTAAAACTGTTCCTATGGATAAGTTAGCTCCTAAATTAATTAGAAGAGCACACAAAAAGAACTATACAGCAGTTATTATTGACCCTATCTATAAGGTACTTACTGGAGATGAAAACAGCGCTGACCAGATGGCTCATTTTACTAACCAGTTTGATAAAGTCGCTACAGAATTAGGTTGTTCAGTTATTTACTGTCACCATCACTCAAAAGGGGCTCAAGGTGGTAAAAAATCGATGGATAGAGCCAGTGGTAGTGGAGTATTTGCTCGTGATCCGGACGCTTTAATAGACTTAGTTGAGTTAGAAATTCCAGAACAACTGATGAAGACACAAGTTAATAATACGTTAGTTAAGTTCTATGAAGATAAAATCAGAACGTTAAATAATCAGTATTATAAAACTAAGATTGGAATGGATGATCATTACAGTTATGAGAAGATGAAACATCACGCTGAGAAGAGTCTTAGCGGTTATCTGTTAGATGTAAGAGATAAAGCGAAGAGCCTTGAGGAGTATGTAAAACAAACAACAGCGTGGCGTGTTGAGGGTACTCTTAGAGAGTTTGCTAAATTTGAACCTGTAAACATGTGGTTTGGTTATCCTATCCATACTGTTGATGATGTTGGAGTATTAGCTGATATAGAGGTAGATTCTGATAAGAATAAGTATTCAAAAGCTAAAGAAGGACGACAAAAACAAGCTAAAGAACAACAGAAAGAAAGCATGTTAGAGTTTGAATTAGCTGTTGAAAATTGCAGTTTTGGAGAAGAGCCTACTAAACAAATGGTAGCTGATTATTTAGGTATTAATGTAAAAACTATAGAACGAAGATTAGAAAATAGTAAAATATATTGGTATGATAAGAATACAAAAACGATTAAAAAACGTGAGACAGGACTTTAAAAAATATGTCGTGACTTTTTTAGAAGACAATTAAAAAATCAGTCTAGTATTTTTTAGAAAACACTATGTTTTTATAGTGTCGTCTTGGACGCCGACAACCATATATCTAAGATATATGATGGTGGGTAGAGGTGACAGGGACAGTACAGGTTGGACAGTACAGGAGGTTTAAAAAACACCTCCTGTCTGTACCAACACCGTCCTGTACTCCGCGCGGAAAATGAAAAAAGAAAAAATGGAAATGGTAAAAAATAAAATTGGAGTTAAGGAAGTGAAATTGAATTATGGAATTTGAATTTTTTGTGCCTTTGAAAAAAATACCAAAGGTTACTCATCAAGATAAAATTATTTCAGTGAAAAAAGGTAAGCCAATTATTTTTGATTCTCATAACTTGAAAGAAGCTAAAGAGATATTTAAAACAGGATTGATTAGTCGCATTCCTGATAAAATGTTAAATGCTCCTATTGGAATTGAGTTAATATGGTGCTTTCCGTTAGAAAAAAATAAGGTAGATGGTGATTATTACACTAAAAAGCCTGATGTGGATAATTTAGCAAAAGCATTTATTGATCAAATGACTAAACTAAAATTTTGGAAAGACGATTCACACATTAGCAGCATTAAGAGTGAGAAACGTTATAACTCAATCAGTGGAGTTTTTGTTAGAGGATATGAATTGTGACTAACTTACAAAAAATAATGAACAACCAAAACATAACTGATCATGAGTTAAGTGAAAAATCTGGAGTACATATCAACACTATTAGATTAATAAGAACTGGAGTGTTTAAGAAATCAACATTTTCAACGTTGCGAAAACTAGCGAAAGCTTTAAATTGTACAGCAAGAGAAATAGGAGGATAAGAGATGATGCAAGAATTTATTAACGGGGATTGCATGGATTATTTAACTAATTACCCAGACAATTATTTTGATTTAGCAATAGTTGACCCACCTTATTTTAACGGGCCAGAAAAAAGAAAATTTTATGGAAGAAAAATAAGTCCTATCGGAGTTCAGCGGTTGTATAAAAAAACGGATACATGGGAATTACCGACGAAAGAATATTTTGACGAACTCTTCAGGGTGAGTAAACATCAAATAATATGGGGTGTTAATTACTTCTCAAAAATATATAATTTTGGGCCAGGTAGGATAGTTTGGGATAAGGTCAACGGTAAATCAAGTTTTAGCGACTGTGAAATAGCATACTGCAGCTTACATGATAGTGTGAGAAAAGTAACATACATGTGGAATGGAATGTTTCAAGGTAAATCAATAGAAGAAGGACATATTCAACAAGGTAATAAGAAGCTGAACGAAAAAAGGATACATCCTACTCAAAAACCAGTAAATCTCTATCGATGGATAGTTGATAAATATTGTCGGCCAGGATTTAAAATATTAGATACGCATGTAGGTAGTGCAAGCAGTTTAATAGCATTTAGAGAAGCTAGCTTAAATTATGTGGGATTTGAAATAAATACAGAGTATTTCGAGAAAGCGAAAGAGAGGTTAAGAGATGGTAAAAAAAATATGGGATAACATAGAAATTATACTGATTACAATATCAATGTTATTGGCAATGTTCACTGTAGGATTAATGGTAGGTGTGTATGTTTCTAGTGAAAATATGGAAAAATTGACCGCTAAAAATATAAGGCAGTATCAGATTATACAACAGCAGAAGGAAAGAATAAGAGAATTACAAGAGTTTAAACAACTTAAGGAGATTTACAGATAATGAGTCCGGTTAGAATAAGAATTTGGTTGAAAAACGGTGAATTTTTAAAAACTTCAATTGATTTTGATGATGTTATGGCAATAAATAAAGCACATGGTAAAGTGAAAGCTGGAGTAATAAGAAATGAAAATTTGAAAATCACTATTTCAAATATAACATTTCATTTTGATGATATAGAAGAAGCAATGTGTTGTTATGATTATCAATATACAGAGCACTCAATATCAACTGTAACGATTGAAGAAAGAGGTGTAATAGAAGAAGAGATTAATAAAATATATTGTAAAACTGATGAGTTTATAAAACATATGGAAAAGAAATATTTAATTGTATCAATAATGATTATATTAGTATTTTTAGCTGTATTTACAATGTATTATATATACAGTTCATTTAGTATGTAGGAGGAGAAAGAATGAGACAACCTAAAATATTTACTATGTATTTATGGAAAGCACTAGAAGTAGAATACATTAACTTTAAAGATGAAAGAGTTGAAGTTTACGATAAAGAATATAACGAATATCATTTATATGCATTTAAAGATGTGAAATTCATGGAGAATACAGGGTTTAAAGATAGAAACGGAAAATATATATATGTTGGTGATATTGTAGAAATATCAGATAAATATTTTGAAGTCACACATATGCCATTTAAAGGTTTTGTATTGAAAAGAGAAAATTATATTGACAGTATATATTTATCATTAGAGATAAATGCAGATAAAACTAGTGTTGTAGGTAATATTTACGAGAATAAAGACTTGTTGGAGGGCTAAAAAATGAGTAAACACGACAAAATTATATTACGTGTATATTTACACAACGGTGAAACAATAGAAACAGAGGTAACAGAAGAAGAACTAACAGAAATTTACAAAATGTTCGCAGAAGAAAAAGAAGATTTATTTTCAAGTGATGTTTGCATAGTTGGAGATAATGAAATTGATATGAATGAAGTTGAGCATATAGCATATAAGAGAATTTAGGAGGACTAAAATATGGATGGACAAAGATATTTAAACGTTGAAATGAAAGTAAAGTTTGATGTGCCGGTAAGTGAAGATTTTGACATAGATGAACTTTCAGAAGAAGATTTAAAAGAGATAGCAAACGATTATTTCTTTGAGTGTGGTGGAATTTATAAAGCTGATTATTGTGATTTTGAATTTGATATTTAACGGAGGACTAAAAATGACTAACGAAGAATTACAAGAAGAAGTAAAACGACTGGAAGAACAAATTAAAGATTTAAAAGCAACACTGGAAGAAAAGGTGGAGAAGAAACCTTATGAAGTGGAAGTGCCAGAGGATGTAGGTGATAATTACTTCATAGGCGAATATGGAAACATTTACTCTTTAGAAGGTTGCAATATGAATCTTGCACGTATTCAATATCGACTTGGATTAGCGTTTAAAACTGAAGAAGAAGCAGAACAACATTTAAAAGAATCTATATTACTGTTTAAACTTCGTAAGTGGGCTGAAGAACATAATGAAGGATGGAAGCCTGATTGGGGAGATTCTAATAAATATAATCATACAGTGACGTATGATTATTGTGAAAAACTTTATGTGAAATCTTATTGTTTTGTAAATTTCTTATCTAAGCTACCGTATTTCAAATCACATGAAATAGCAGAACAATTCATTGAAGAATTCGGAGATGAAATTAAAGAGGTACTTTGCTAATGATTGAGTTAGGTGATAATATGACTTTAGTTTTAATTATTGCGATATTTTGTGGTGTGTATATAGCAAAAAAATTTATGGATAAAGGTTAAGGAGGAATAGAATGACTAACAGAATATATTTAACGTTAAAATATAAAGATGCACAAATAATAAAACATGCATTACAAGAATAT